GTTAGGATTGACCGCAATGTAACCCTTGTTGATGGCAAATTTCATAATCATATTTAAAGTACCAACACAATGCCTGATTAGCTTTGCAGACTTGCCAGAGTTGGCTTTTGAATCAATGAAAAGGTTTATATCACCAGTAGTGATCTTTCTGATTGATTTACCGCCAAAGTAAGGCTTTAAATGCAGGTTGTAATGTCTTTGATCATTGTCAAAAGACCTAGCCCTAATACCCTTCACAGGCCTGTTAATTGACATCTTTCTAGCATCCAATGCCTTTTCAGCAATGTCCTCGAAGTATGCATCTTCAATAACCTTAACCTGACTTTTTAGAAATATATCAAGATGATCTCTTTCTTCTTTTAATTTCTTTTTATTTGAATTTGAAATTTTTTTCCAAAGTTTAGGCCATGTCTCTGTATCTTCATCCATAACCTTATAAGAGAATTGATATGATTTAAACTTCTTGCCTCTTCTAACACCAGAAACAGAATAGATGTCAGTAATTCTATATTCAGCCATTAGTTTGTCTCCTCAACTTTACATTCTGACCATGAGTAACCATTGGCTATTGACTTAGTGCCTGTGCCACCAATCAATAAATATTCAGTGTTTTCCTCTGGTTTATCTTCTAAGAACTTAATAGTGCCATCAGGCAATTGGATCATTAATTGCTTTGATCCAATATCCCTAAGTATTTCAGTAGCAATTTTGACAAACTCATCGGTCTGGCTTTCTTCCATTGCTACTTCAATTTTTGTAGAAGTATTTCTTTCAGTATATTCAGCATTGTAGTGTACATAATGCCAAGTACCTTTTACCTCATAGTAAGTACAACCATTAAAAATTTTACCAAGTTGACCAGTATATTTATCAATCTGGTAAGGTGATGCCTTTTCATGTGGGATAATTATAAATGCTAGTTTCATTAGTTTTCTCCCAAAAGTTTAGATAAGTGTCTTGAAATAAAGCTATCTAATCTTTTAAGACTAGATGACCAATGAATATCTCTCATGGGATATACTTGTTCTACACTCCTAGCTAATGTCCAACCCCTTGGATGACTGTTTTCTTTGACCAAAACATAACCCAAGTTTTCAAGTTCTTTTGATAAGTGGTAACCTTTTTTGTGATCTGAAATTAAACCATATTCAATATTTTCAAGTGTCATTAGTTTGCTCCCTTTTGAGATTGAACAAATTTCAATGCAGATTTTTTGGTAGGAAATAAAAATAATTCATTAGTTAAACTATCTCTAGCAACCCATTTCCATGAATGACCTCTTTCATCAACTTTATAAACTTCCCAATTAGTTTTGTTTTCCATGATTTTGTCTCCTCAAAAACGTTATATAACTAATTTAGTTATTATATGCCTATAAGTCAAGAATATATGCGAAAAAAAATGGAATAAACCTGACGACTGGTTGGTACGATGGTTGGTATAACCAAACCCTTATCAGGCTTAAAACGCAAAAAAACCCCAAAAACCGAAGTCTTTGAGGGTGATCTAAGTCATTGATTTTATTGATATAGTTGGTTGCGGGGGTAGGATTTGAACCTACGACCTTCAGGTTATGAGCCTGACTCTTTTCCGCAGAACTCTGCCAATTGTTAATCGTGGTTGGTATAGTGGTTGGTATAATTTTTCGCACTTTCTTCTGGTTGGTATAGTGGTTGGTATACTATGGTTTTTTCAAAGTTTTTGCAACTTTTTCTCCAGACCTTCCAACAACATATCCACCAACACCTACTGTTAATAGTGTCCAAAGTTCATCTGGCAGAGGTATCATTAACTTGCTACCAGTGGCCATTTCAATAAGCGGAAAGATTAAATAATTTACACTTACAATCAGTGTAATATTAAACATTAGGATTGGCCTCCAACTACTGGCAATCCAACTTTCAGACTTGGCCTCGGCAAGAATAATCTGACTTGCTGATGCCTCAATCTGCTTTGTGTTTTCTAATAATGCAAGCCTTACCTTATTTTCAGCTTCTGCCTTTTTGTCTGGGTCTGGTATGGCCTCTTTGACTATGTCACCTACAATGGGTGCTAGTGCTGATATTAATCCTATCAAAATATTCTCCCTTATATTTTAGACATCTTGCCATTGGCCAGTACGCATTTGTTCAGATAATTCATATGCTCTTTGACCTACCTGGGATGCCCACTTTGATTCACCGCCATTGGAACCTGTAATCATCTCTTTAGATGCACCTTCATAGTCACCATTGGATAGGCAACCAATAAATTTCTGAAATGTATTTAAACCTGCAAAACCAAGATTAAAACACATATTGTCACAAACTGCTTTTCTTACTTCATCCAGGCCATTGTACCAATCTGTACCACTTAACTGCTCCTGTACCTTCTTTACGTCATTAGACAGCATTAACTCTGCCTCTTCTTCAGTAACCCCTACATCTTCCAGGTTCCTGCCATAAGCAATTGTCAATTTATTTGCACTGCAATGATAAGGAAAAAGTCTTTTGCCTTCATGACGTTTTAGTTGATCTATAAGTTTGCTCATAATTAACCTTTTAAATATTTTGCCCACCAAATTATTATGGCTAGGCCAATTGTTGCTAATCCAATTCCAACACTGCAATTGATTATTAAATCTCTGCGTTTGGCTTGTTCTTCCAAGGCTTTTTTGTGTTCTGCCCTGGCCTGTGCAATCGTTGCCTGGAGACGTTCCCATTGACCAGGAGACCCGTAAAGAAGGAACATACTGCGTAATTCGTCTTTTAATCTTTTCTGCTCTTCTTCCTTAAAATGCTGATCAATGGCATCATCCATAATACCGCCAAACAATCTTTTCTTTTTTTTTCTTTCTTTACCAAACCCAAGTTCAGCCTCACCCCTGGCATAATTTTGGATGGCTGTCGTAGCTGATGACAGATCACGACCCATTTCTACGCATTTTTTCAAAGTTTTATGTGCGGACACAATTAGTCCAAATGCACTGACAGGATCTATCATTTATGTAACCTAATTTATTTGGAGAGAACTTTATCTAGTTTGTCTTCTAGTCTGTGTAAGGCATCCATTAGCTTTGTAACGTCATCTCTTACATCATCTTTTCTTGCATAGTTATATGCAATCTCTTCTCTTGTTTTATTGATTAATATTTGTTGCCTTTTGACCTCTTTTACGAGGTATGTGAACACCCAAGCAAAGGGCATTAGGATCAGTGTTATGACTGCCGACCATATGACTTGTATGTCCACCTCAGCCATTATGCGAGGTCTCCGTGAAAACTCAAATTTAACCACTCTAAATCTGTATTAGTGTTTGATATGTTTACTGTATTTACTGGTCGGTTACTAGTTGCAGGACTGCTTATTCCACAAACAATTCTTCCACCACCACCTGTATCTTGTTGACCAAATCCTGTAGTAGCATAATTATTGGCACTATTAAAATTATTAGTAAAATTTGGAGTTTGTTTTCCTGTAGCAACATCTGTAACAGTAGCAATATTATTGCTATCATATATAGCATTAGTAGATATACCTTTGTAAGCTAAGAATGATTTAGCCAACCCTTGCTGTAAACTAGTAGTAGCAGTACCCTCACCTCTAACTGTTATAGAATTAGCAGAGGTGTTTCCAACTAGTGCATCTACGTTTAATGTACTCATTTGTTTTCTCCTATACTAGCCATTATGCGAGGTCTCCATGAAACGTTCCACAAATGTAATTTCTATTTGTTACAGTTCCCGCACCATTTTTTAATTGCACTTGATGTGAGCCAACAGCCATACTAGAAGACCCCATTTGATAAGTAGTTTCATGACCACTATCTGCACCACAATAAGTAAAAGAATAATTAACATTTCCGAAATCATTACTAAAAGATGAAGTATACAAACCTGTGCCATCATCACTCAAAGAGCTAGTATTAAAACTTCCTTGAAAAGAAACTGTGCCACTTCCATCAATGTTTACCCAAGCCTTCGCCAACCCTTGTTGCAGATTAGTTGTTGTACTATTGCCTTCACCTGTAACAGATATAGACCCTGCTGTGGTTACACCTGTTAGTTTGTTTACTTTAAGTTCACTTGCCATTATGCTAAATCTCCGTGTACTGTATGAACATGGTCTCCATCTACATTTACATTATCATGCCTAATACCTTGTGTTCTTACAGCACTAGTTGTACGCACATCATTAATTACAAAAATACTAGAATTTTGACCACAAGTAGCAGGAACTGAGTATGAGGTAGAATTCATATTATTAGTAAGACCATGAGAATAAATACCTGTGCTAACATCCGTGTTAGAAGTATAATTAAAGCTATCATCGCTAGTTGCATCAGCACCTGAAGTAATTGACCAAGATTTAGCCAACCCTTGAACAGTTGTTGTAGTAGCACTACCACCTTCTGCAACAGTGACAGAAGTGTTTGCTACCTTAACATTCGTGCCACCTGACCCTGCTTTATCTACAATGGTATCTACATTTAATTGTGAACTCAATTTGCTCTCCTATGAATAAGGATTTTCACCTAAGATACTTGTATCCCAAGCAGATTTTAATTCAGCTATAGTTGATGCATTTGTAATTGCACTTGATGCAGGAGCATCTCTTAAAGCTGTCTTTGCATTTTTAGCAGTAGTTTGTGCATCACTATCTCCTGCCTCCAATGCCTTCATAAAAGCTACATCCTGAGCCTCTAATAACTCTTTCCTAACTTCTCTAATTTTATCTTGAAAAATCTTTTTTGATTCAGTTAGATCTTCAGTGATTACCTTGCCATCTAAAGTCCAAGCATTTCTAAAATGTCTGTCAGATGGAACTGTTGCTGTTGAGGCATCAATAGAT